CAGGGGCGGCACCTCTCAGTCGTTGTTGGCTGACCATAGGGCATGGGGAACGGGGGTGCCGCCTCTCCCTTGCCATTTCCCCAAGGTTTAAATGGCGTCAGGCATCTTCATAGGGCTTACCGAGTGCGAACTTCTGGACATCAAGGCCAAGGCGTTGGCGCTGATCACGGAAGGCAAGACCCTGATGTCTTACAGCGACTCGGGCTCATCCGCGTCCAAGCAGTTCGCGATGCCGCCCAAGGAGATGCTTTCTGAGGCGATGTTCGCCCTGAGCCGTCTGGACCCTGCGACCTACGGGGCGCGCCGGACGGTCATCACGAACTCCTGGCAGAACCGTCAGGACTGATTTATGGCACGCCGCAAGACCACGCCCACGAAGAAGACTAAGGCCGACCGCAAGGACGCGCCGAAGCCGCAGGCCGGATACGGCGACTGGCAGTCGGTGGGCTCGACGCATCAGCGCCGCATCATCTTCGGCTCCGCGCCGCAGGACCTGCGCCGTGACCTGAAGCCCTACGACCGTCTGGCGATGGTCAAGAAGTGCCGTTGGGCGGAGCGCAACTCCGGCCTGTTCCGGCAGATCCTCGGGGACATGGTGCTCTACACGGTCGGCGACGGCATCCGTCCGCAGTCGCACGCGGAGGACGCGGAGAAGGCCAAGCGCTACGAGGAGTACTTCCACGAGAAGACCAAGCGCCTGGACGTCACCAATCGTTTCTCATTCTACCAATGCCAGTCGGTGCTGCTCCGGGCGATGGTCCGGGACGGTGACGCCTTCGCGGCCAAGGTGCGCAACGGCGCGGGGCAGGCGAAGGTGCAGCTCATCGAGGCGCACCGCGTGGCGGATGACCCCAACGTTGAGCCGCCCGAAGGCCAATGGGACGGCGTGGGCTTCGGCCCGTTCGGCGAGCTGCGCTACTTCAACGTGATTCGGTCCGACGGCTCCAGCCGCCAGATCCTGGCGAACGCCATGATGCACGTCGTGGACCACGAGTACGCCAGCGGCGCGCGCGGCGTCCCGATGATGCAGCACAGCATCAACTCCATCCAGGACGAGATGGAGATACTGGCCCTCGAAAAGATGGCGGTGAAGGACAACTCCGACGTGACGCGGGTCATCAAGAAGGCCGGCGGCACGGTGGACGGTGACATGGCCTTCGAGCTCGGGGCTTCGGTCAACGCGACCTACGACAACCTTTCCTCGCAGATGGGCGGGAAGCTCATTGCGCTGGAGCCCGGTGAGGACTTCCAGTCCTTCGCGTCGAACCGTCCGAACCCGACCTTCACGGGCTTTCTTGCGGCGCTGGAGAAGGACGTCTCGATGGGCGTGCTGCCTTACGAGTTCGTGAACGACCCGAGCAAGATCGGCGGGGCCTCGGTCCGGCTGGTCACGGCCAAGTCGGCGCGGGTGTTCGGCAAGTACCAGACGGTGCTCATCGACTCCTTCTGCATCCCGACCTGGGGCTACATCATCGGGCAGGGCATCGCCGCGGGCGACCTGCCTGACGACCCCAAGTGGAACGTGACGTCCTGGACCACGCCCAAGAGCGTGACGGTGGATGCCGGCCGCGAGGCCGCGCAGGACCGTGCGGACGTCGAGCTCGGGCTCATGTCCATGTCGGAGCTGTACAGCCAGCGCGGTCTGGACTTCCGCACCGAGATGGAGAAGCGGGCGCAGGACATGAAGTACATCGCCGCCCTGGCGGAGAAGTACGGCCTGCCCATCGAGCTGCTCTACAAGCCGACCAACGTCCAGCCCGGCACCCTCAACGTCACCCCTGAACAACCTTCCTCTGATGCGATTCCTGACTAACGGCCTCAAGGGGCGCGAAGCCCTGCTCATCGACCCTTCCAAGGCGAAGGACCACGCGGCGCTGGCCGAGAAGTTCGGCTTCACGGACGTGCTGGCCAAGCTGTTCGGCGAGGCCCCGCAGCCGTACGTCCAGAACGGCATCGGCATCATCCCGGTCAGCGGCGTCATCGGAAAGGGTCTTTCTCCCCTTGAGAAGATGATGGGCGCGGTGGACGTGGACGACATCTCGGAGGCCATCGACGCCTTCGAGGAGGCGCCTGACGTGCAGAAGATTGCCTTCCAGATCTCGTCCCCTGGCGGAACGGTCACGGGCGTGGAGGAACTGGCCATCAAGATCCGCGGCATCTCCGTCCCGACCTTGGCCTACACCGACACCGAGATGGCGTCGGCGGCTTACTGGCTCGGCTCGCAGGCCGACCAGGTGCTTTCCTCTCCGTCGGCCACGGTCGGCAGCGTCGGGGTCTACCTCGTCGTGCCTGACCTGACCAAGGCCTACGAGCAGATGGGCGTGGAGATGAAGGTCATCAAGGCGGGCAAGTTCAAGGCCGCCGGCCTCGAGGGCACGACCCTCACCGAGGAGCAGGTGGCGAACCTTCAGGCCGGGGTGGACGAGATTCATGGCGACTTCAAGTCCGCCGTCCGCGCCGTCCGCACCCGCGTGAAGGACGAGGACATGGAAGGCCAGGTCTTCTCCGGGCGTCAGGCCGCAAGCCGCGGTCTCGTCACCGGGCTGGCTAACTCCTTCCGCGAGGCGCTCGCCAAGTTCTGATGCCGCAGACCGTCCCGGTCCCCGACTACGTTTCCGAGGCCGCAAGGCGCGGGCTCGAGTGGCACGCCGAGGGCAAGTCCGGTGACGGGGTTGTTGACCGCACGATCCGGGAGGCCCGCGACATGGTGGAGGGCAGCATCTCTGAGGACAAGGTTCGGCGCATGGGGCCGTGGTTCCGCCGTCACCGTGCGGACATGGACGCCCCGAAGAACAAGCCGGGCAACGACGACTTCCCTGGAGCCGGCGCCGTGGCGTGGGCCCTGTGGGGCGGGCCGACTTCCGGCGACATCATGCGGACCGCGGAGTGGGCTGAACGGACCGCGGCACGCCTGGACGAGGAGGCCGCACTTGCCAACCTTTCAAAGAATAAGATGACCATCGAAGAACAGCTGGCCAAGATTGAAGCCGAAGCCGCCGCCGTCCTCGCCGAGCGCGACGACCTGCGCGCCACCGTCGAGAAGCTGACGGTCGGAGCCGCTTCCGAACTCGAGGCCGTGAAGGCCGAGGCCGCCGCGAAGGACGCCCGCATCGTCGAGCTGTCCGGCGCCATCGAGGCCAGCGACAAGCTCGTGGCCGAACTGACCGAGAAGGTCATCGGCCTCGAAGCGTCCAAGGTCAGCGCCTCCGCCGAGGCCGCCAAGATCGCCGCGTCCGTGGGCGTGGCCCCTATTGAAGTCTCTCCCGCCGACGGCGTGGAGTCCGTGGCCGACAACCGCAGCGTCCTTGAGAAGTACATGGCGCTCTCCGGCGACGCCCGCACCGCCTTCTTCAACGCCAACAAGGCCGCCATCATGGCCGCCATGCGCGTCTCCTGATTTTCTCTCACCCTCAATCCTAACTCCTACACATGGCTAACTCCATCCAGGCCGCGCCCTCTGTCCTCGCCGACAGCGTCATCGCGTCCATCAAGTACAAGCTCCCGGTCCTCTCGGGCTTCTCCTCCGTCTTCTCCTCGTCCATCTCGGGCCAGGGCAAGACCATCCAGGTGCCCCTCATCGGCACCTCCACCGCGACTGAGTTCGGCGCCTCCGGCTACCTGACCCAGGACGACGCGACCGTCACCAAGACGGACGTGACCCTGAAGCACTTCAAGGTCTCGACCCGCGTGACCCCCCTGAACATCCGCGAGTACGGCATGAGCTTCTTCCAGAACTTCGCCGTGACGGCCGCCAACGCCCTCTCGCAGAAGTGCCTCGACGAAGTGGCCGCGCTGATCACCAACGCGAACTACTCGACGAACACCGTCACCGGCGCCTCCCTGAGCTACGCCGAAGCGGTCGCCTCCCAGAAGACCCTCGACGACGCCGGCGCTGCTCAGCCCCGCGCTCTCGTCCTGAACAGCACCTACATCGCTGACCTCCGCGGAGACTCCTCCATCGTCGGCGCCAACGGCTTCGGTGCGAACGTCATCCAGTCGGGCAACATCGGCCAGCTCGCCGGTGCCAACGTCTACCAGTTCGCCGGCCTGCCGAACAACAGCGAGTCCCTCGCCGGATTCGCCTGCGGCGCTGACGCCATCGCCGTCGCCTCCGCCCTCCCGATGACCGAGATCCCCGGATGGGAAGTCGCCAACGCGACCGACGCCGACACGGGTCTGTCCGTCCAGGTCATCATGGGCCAGGAGCAGTCGGGCCTGTACAACATCACGGCCACCCTCCTGTTCGGAGCCGCCGTGGGTCGCGCTGGTTCGCTCGTCCGCCTCAAGACCGCCTAATAGCGGCCTGAGCGCAAGAACGGGGCCCCCGCTTGGGGGCCTCTTTTTTTGCCATTTTAGCCAAGGGTAGGATGTCCCTTTACTCTGAGTTTCTGGCGGACGCCAAGGAGGTCACCGAGGACCTGGGGGTGGCCGGGTCGGCGAACTCCGGGGCCTTGACCTTCTACTGCCTGCTGTCCGAGCCGCTTTTGGATTCGCGGCTGGAAAGCGGGGGGTTTGTTCAGGAGACCATGCACACGGTCCGACTGCCTGCCGTGACGGCCTCCTGGACCTTTTCAGACGGGTCTACGGTGGGGTCCAGCGGGGCGACCTACAGCGGGTCCACCCCTGTGGCCTCCCTGCTCATCGGGAAGAAGATCGTGGCGGGGGGCAAGAACCTGCGGGTGAAGGCGTACTCCTACAAGCCCGGGTCGGCCTGGGTGACCCTGAACGTCATCCACGAGGACCAGTAAGCCATGCCAGTCAGGGTCAGTTTTAAGTTCAACCCTGAATCCTTGGCCCGATTTGAAAAGGGGTTGGAGGAGTTCTCCAGGGAGTCGGGCTGGTCGATGGAATACACTCTCCTTTTCACGGCGGCTTGGCTGTGCCGTGACACTATGTGGTACACCCCGCCGTTTGTTAATGGCTCTTTTCAGGGAACTACCAAAGACGCTGAGAAGGCAGGCCAAGGTGCGCTGATTCGTGACATCAACAAAATCTTCAAGCCACTCGACGCGAGAAGCAAAAGGACCACGCCAGGAATAGTTCTGAATCGTTTGGCCATGTCCGCCAAGCTCGGCCGTATGTCCGATTTCTTCGATGCTCAGGAGGAGGCAAAGCAGTTCCGCTTTGATTCTCACATAGTCAATAAGATCGTGAGGGACACCGACCCAGTCCGTGGCTATTACAAGGCCAAGAACTGGTTTAACAAGTATGCCGTGCAAGATGCTGTCAAACTGAGCAAAGGGCTGGAGGCCGGAGAACTTCGACCAATCCATGACAGACTTCGGAAGCAATACAAAGGAACGATGAAGACCTACAAGCCCAGGAACGGGCTCGGGTATTACCTTGTGAAAAGCAAAGGCATCCTGGATTCATACGTCAAAGAACGCATGACGCGCATCGGCAATCTGAAGTCCGGCTGGTGGCGTGTGATGCAATCACTCCCGAAACCGAAGAAGAAGGGTCGCTCAGGCAGCGTCGGCGGAATCAGGGAGATTTCCTCTTACATCAAAAGGCATAGCGGTTCGGCCGGATACCAGACGGTCAACTTCAGCAAGGACAACTTCACGGTGATAATCGGCAATCTCATCGGAGACATGGATGGCGTGGCGACCAGAAACAGGACCGGGGAACTGGCGATGGGTGAGAATAAAGTAAGACTTGAAAACGCCCTTGCCCATGAGCTTGGCAGGGACGTGGACAAGTTCAACAACGGCTGATTACTTGTCGCCTCTTATGGCGTATACGCGAGGATGGCGCATCGATCCGTCCGGCGTCAGCTGCTGAAAGGTCACTTCAACAAACGAGCCGATGAAGTCAGAGGGGCATTTCCAAATGGCCTTGCGCTGCTGATCGGTGAATCCTCCACCTACCCTGACCGACTTGCCATTGTGACTGACGACGACATGACCAAGGGTGCCAGCGAATCGGCCCTCTCCTTCATGGACTGAAATGATGCGGCAGTCGGCAAGGTCCACGTCCTTGACCTTGAGCCAATCATTTGAGCGTATGCCTTTACGATAGGGCGATGAGGTGCATTTAATCATAGCACCCTCAAAACCTTCTGACGTGAATCTGACGAAAGCTTCTCCGGGTGTCATCCCCTGGTAAGAAGGCACGCATCTTACAGATTGAGAAAAAGCCAGACGTGACATGGCTTCACGGCGCTCCAAGTATGACCCGGAATGGTCGGGCAAATCTATTAGCCACAGAGCCGCGTCAAGGGCTGGCTTGGATGATCTGATGCGCCCGACCCCATCGAAGAAGCTGGAACCTGCGACGGCCTCGCAATCAAATGTATTTATGCCGTGCTGCTGGCATGTCTTGATGAACCAGTCAGAAAGGTGCTCAAGTGACTTGAGGGGCTTACCGTTCCGCGTCTTGAAAAACACATTCTTGGCATCATGTGAGACCGTGACGATTACCCGGACTCCGTCTATCTTCGGCTCACAGGCAAAAGACTTAGGGGCGTTGTCGTCATAGGGCCTTGCAAGCATGGCGACAGAATCAGGAGACTTTGGCTTTCTTACACGCTTAGGGCGCTCAACCGTGGTTCGGTTGAAAAAGCATTTAAAGAAAGTGTTTAGATCTAATGTGCCTGCCTGGTCCATAGGGAACGGAAAGAACATTGATGGGGCATGGGCGTTCCGTCAATGTCCTTTATCCCAACAAAAAGCCCAGATTTTGCCAAACTAACCAAGGGTAAGCATGGGCACCAAGAGCATCAGGCACATCGTCGAGGGGGTCATCTCCGCGCAGCTGGCCCTGGACGACGGGCTGACCGGGGTGAAC